CAGATATTACTATGGGTCAAAATGGTGATACGGTTATTATTCCAAATGGAGTAACAGAACAAGTTCAATCAGGTGGTACAATTCAACTTCAATCAGGTTCTACACTTACAATTGCATCAGGTGCAACATTAGCTAATAGTGGGACAGCAACAGGTTTTGCAAGTATTGCTTGGCAATCAAGTATTGTTACCGCTGCAACTATAACAGTTGTTGCAGGTAGAGGCTATTGGTTAGATACATCTTCTAATGCTATTACTGTTACACTTCCTGCGACTGCTTCAGTAGGAGATCAAATTATTTTTACAGACTATGCAAGAAATTGGGCAACAAACGCAATAACTTTATCTTTAAATGGTTTAAAATTTCAAGGTGCAACTACAAATCCAGGTTATAATACAAATGGACAATCGGTAGATATTGTTTATTCAGGAGCAACTAAAGGTTGGATTCCTAATTCAGATGATGATGTTTCCGATGAAACTGTTTTAAATTATACTACAACTTATTTAGTTGTAGCTGGAGGAGCAAGTGGAGGAACAGGTGCAGGAGCAGGAGCAGGGGCAGGTGGATTTCTTACAGGAACAACAACTTTATTTGAAGGAACTACATACACTGCAACAGTAGGTGGTGGTGGTGCTGGTGTACCAGGTTCACCAAAAACACAAGGTGCAGATGGTGTTGATAGTTCATTAGCTGGTTCAAATATTACAACCGTTACTACCACTGGTGGTGGTGGAGGTGGTGGACAGCCAACTAACTCTGGAAGACCTGGAGGTTCTGGTGGTGGAGAATTTAGTTCAAATGGTAATGGTTCAGGCACAGTCGGTCAAGGTAATGATGGAGGAACAGCAAATCCAGGTTCTGGTGGTGGAGGTGGAGCAGGTGCCGTTGGTTCAAATGGTCCAGCAGGTGCAGGTGGAGTTGGTCTTTCAAATTCAATTACAGGTCCAGCAGTATTTTATGCCGGTGGTGGTGGTGGAATTGGTGGCGCAGGAGGTAATGGTGGTGGAACAGCCGGTGTTCCTAATCCACAAAGTTCTGCTGCAGCTACAGCAAATTCAGGAGGCGGTTCTGGTGGTGCTGATGATAATCCATCTGGAAATGGTGGAAGTGGTGTAGTAATATTAAAAATGGCAACTACAAGTTATTCAGGAACAACAAGTGGTAGTCCGACAGTAGATCAATCTACTGTTCCTGGACAAACCATTCTAAAATTTACAGGTACAGGAACTTATACAGGATAATTTATGGCACATTTTGCAAAACTAGGAATTGGAAATATAATTGAAAAAGTTGAAGTGGTATCAAACGATATTGCTACAACAGAACAAGCTGGTGTAGATTTTTTAAATGGTATTTACAACACTAATGATGTTTGGAAACAGACTTCTTATAACACTCACGAAGGTGATCATTTATTAGGAGAAACACCTTTAAGAAAAAATTATGCTATGGTGGGTGGTAAATATGATATGTATTTAGATGCATTTATACCAATAAAACCATTTAAAAGTTGGTTATTAAATGAAGATAAATGTATTTATGAAGCACCAGTTGCAAAACCTGATGATGAAAATGACTATGACTGGAATGAATCAACAAAAAGCTGGGAATTAAGAGAAGAATAATATATACAATTGATTAAGGTGGTGAATCAAATGAAAAATATTTGTGTCTTTGATAATATTTTATCAAATAAAGAGTGTGATTTTTTAATAAATAATTTAAAAAATAATATACAAGGTTCGTATGGTAATCCTCATAACTACAATTACTGTGATATAGCTTATGATAACAACAAAATTTTATCTAATCTTACAAAAAATATAATTAAACAATACACTGAATTAAACCCAGAAATAAATTTAACATATGATAAATGGGAACTACAAAATTTTAAATTTAAAGAATTTATTCCTGGTAATTATTACAATAAATTTCACAGTGAACAAACATTTAACAGACCTAGAATTTTAAGTATTCTTGTTTATCTTTCAACTCACAACTGTGGTACAGAATTTTATAATAAAGAAGTTGTAAAATCAATTAAAGGAAGAGCTCTTGTTTTTCCTGCTTTTTGGACACATACTCACAGAGGACAACCATGTCCTGATAATAAACATAGGTATTTACTTTCAGCTTATATTAACTTAATAAATAATAAGTGATGAAGAATTTAAAAGATTATATATTACATTTAGATAATTGGATTCCAAAAAATATTTTAACTCAAACAATAAATGAATTAGATATTAAAAATGAATGGAAAAAACATCAATGGACAAATTCAGTATCCTATAACACAAGAAGTTTATATGGAGACAAAGAACTTGAAATTTGTTTGATAGACAACTTAAGTAATAAAAAACAATTAATGTCATTAACTTGGAAAGCTATAGAAAAATATATTACAGTTGATAAAATTGGAGGAAAAATTTTTAAAGGTTGGAAAGGTTATACCGACTTAAGATTTAATAAATATACTAAAGGTCAATCGATGGCTATACACCACGACCATATTCACGATATATTTGATGGTCAAATTAAAGGAATACCAATTTTAAGTATTGTGTGTGTTTTAAATGATAATTATAAAGGTGGAGAATTTATAATGTTTGATGGTTATGAAATAAAATTTAAACCTGGAGATTTAATAATATTTCCATCTATATTTTTATACCCACATTTAGTTAAACCAGTTAAGAAAGGAACAAGATACTCTTTTGTATCTTGGGTTTTTTAATGATTGAACCTATTATACAAAATTTATTTCCTACACCTATTTACACAACAAAAATAAATAGAAAATTTACTAAAAAAGAATCTACTTTTTTTTATAATCAAAAAAAATTTGTTACTAAAAATGAAGGTAATGTAAGTAGTATTGATAACTATATACTTAATAGAAAAGAATTAAAAAATATAAAAAACATTATAGATGCGTCTTGTGAAGATTATTTACAAAAAATTATATGTCCTGAAAATAATATTAAACTTTATGTAACTCAATCTTGGTTAAATTATACAGAGTCTAATGAATATCATCATAAACACGAACATCCTAATTCAGTAATATCAGGAGTTTTATATTTAGATTCAAATAAAGAAAAAGATAAAATATTTTTTTCTAAACCAGGATATAATCAAATATCTCCTAAAATAAATGATAAAAAATATAATATTTGGAACTCTAGCTCTTGGTTTTTTCCTGTAGAAACAGGTAATTTATTTATGTTTCCATCATCAACTACTCATCAAGTAGAAACTAAAAAAGGTAGTAACACCAGAATAAGTCTAGCATTTAATACTTTCTATAAAGGAACTGTAGGATCAAATTATCAATTAACGGAGTTAATATTGTGAAAATTTTACCTTTAAAATTATTTTATATAATAACAGATATAAAAGAACATCAACAAAATAAAGATACATTACTATCTTTAATTAATAAAATGGAACAATCTAAAATTAATGATGGAAATGATGTTATATCTAAAACAGATTGGAATTTACCTGAAAATACTAAAAGAGAATATGTAAATTTTTTTTACTCAATGATAACACCTTATATGAATATAATGGCTAATAAATTAAAATGTAAATATTGGGATATTAATAATACTTGGTATCAAGTTTATAAAAAACAAGATACACATGGTTGGCACACTCATCCAGGAGTAAATTACACTAATATTTATTATATTGATTTGCCTGAAGAAAAAATTAAAACACAATTATATGATATAATAGAAAATAAAATTATTGATGAAATACAGGTAAAAGAAGGCCAGTTATTTACTTTTCCAGCACATATTATTCACAGATCACCAATAAATACATCAGATAAAAATAAAACTATTATTTCTTTTAACTCTAATTTTAAAAATTTAACAGAGTTGATACTCTAGAATTATAGTGTATAATCTTTAGATGGAAACAGGGCACCACCACATACCCCCTGTTTCCTTTTAAGGATTTTATATGTTATTAGGACAAGACGCATTTTCGGCACAACCATTT